CTAGTGGCACTGTAGTAGGTATGTTTGCAGCTAAATATGGCGGCGTTTTAGGTAACAGCCTAAAAGTTTCAATGGCAGATTCTTCAACATTCTCATCTTGGTCATACGCAACCGAATTTGATTATGCCCCAACAGCTACACCTTGGGCTACAAATCAGGGCGCAACACAAGATGAAATGCACATGATTGTAGTAGATGAAGATGGAGACATTACAGGTACTGCAGGAACTATCCTAGAAAAATTTGCAGGTGTTTCTAAAGCAGGCAATGCTAAGGACACTTTCAATTCTTCTAACTATTATAAGGATGTTTTAAATCAGAGATCAGAGTATGTTTGGCATACAGGTCATCCAGCAGGTCATTTAAACTGGGGTAACCCAGGTAGTAACGGAACTGCTTACATTTTGGTTTCTGCTCTGACCGATCCAACTGAGGTCACCTCTAGTTTAGCAGGTGGCAATTTGGGTACTCAGGCACCTAGCTTCCTTCAAACAGGTTGGGATCTTTTTGCGAATGACGAACTTGTAGATGTAAACTTACTCGTAACAGGTGACGTATCGGCAACTGTTGCTAAATATGTTGTTGACAATGTTGCAGATATTCGTAAAGATTGTATTGCATTTGTTTCACCGATCCAGGAGTCAGTTATTGATAATGTGGGCTCTGAAGCAACTGACATTGCTGCCGAGTACGATACTTACAGCTCTTCTTCATACGCTGTTATGGATTCCGGTTGGAAGTATATGTATAACAGATACAGCGACAAATATCGTTGGGTACCTTTAAACGGTGACGTTGCAGGTCTTTGTGCTAGAACAGATGATATTGCAGATCCTTGGTTTTCACCTGCAGGGTATAACAGAGGTCAAATTAAAAATGTTGTTAAATTGGCTTACTCACCCAACAAAGCAGATAGAGATACTCTTTACAAGAAGGGCGTTAACCCAGTAGTTGGCTTCCCTGGTAACGGTATTGTGTTGTTCGGCGACAAAACAATGATAGGAAAAGCAAGTGCTTTTGACCGTATCAATGTTCGCAGACTTTTCATTACACTTGAAAAAGCTATTAGTACAGCTGCCAAGTTCCAATTGTTTGAATTCAACGATGCCTTCACAAGAGCGCAGTTTAGAAACTTAGTAGAACCTTTCTTGCGTGATGTTCAAGGTCGCAGAGGAATATACGACTTCCGAGTTGTATGTGATGAAACAAACAACACCGGACAAGTAATAGACTCTAATTCTTTTGTTGCGGATATCTTCATCAAACCTGCCAAAGCTATTAACTACATTACACTTAACTTTGTAGCTACTAGAACAGGCATCAGTTTTGAAGAGATTGGTATTTAAGTATAAATAAAAGTAAACAGGAGAATATTTAAATGAATATTAACGAATTTAAAGCAAGACTAGGTACTGGTGGGGCTCGCCCTAATCAGTTTAGAGTTCTGCTTGGATTTCCTAATTATGTTACTGCTCAAGGTACCGATCCTTCTTTTAGCTTACTGGTAACGGGTGCTGCTTTACCAGCATCCACAGTAAACCCTACGGTCATTCAGTATAGAGGTCGTGAGGTTAAAATGGCAGGGGAAAGAATTTTCGATCCTTGGACAATTACAATAGTAAATGATTCCAAACAGTCATTAAGAAGAGCCTTTGAGCAGTGGATGGAAGGTATGAACGGTAAAGCCAACAATCAAGGTAGGCTGAACCCGAATGAATACCAAGCAGACGTTGTTGTTGAACATTTAGACAGAAATGATAAAGTATTGCCAGGTGGTACTTATACTTTACGTGACGCATTTCCAATACAAATGAGTGAGATTGCATTAGCATATTCGCAAAACGATATTTTGGAGGAGTTCACTGTGACCTTCCAGTATCAACATTATGACGTAATTTAAGTCATAATTCGGGATAATATAATATGAATATTTTTGGGTTTGAAATAACTCGAGGAAAAACGCCACAAAGTGAGAAGTCCTTTGTGGCGCCTTCGGATGAAGGTGGCGTTGAAAGTATTAGAGCGGGTGGGTATTACGGTACCTATCTAGATATTGAAGGCGTTGCCAACACCGAAGCCGAGTTAATTAAGCGTTACAGAGACATTGCCATGATGGCTGATGTTGATGCCGCTATTGAAGATATTGTAAATGATTCAATAGCAAATTTAGATGATGAAGCTGCACTAACATTAGATTTGGATAACACAGGGTTATCCAGCTCAGTTAAGAAGCAGATAACAGGAGAGTTTGAGTATATTTTACGTCTTTTAGACTTTAATAATAGATCTCAGGATTACTTTAGGCGTTGGTACATAGACGGAAGAATGTATTTTCATAAAGTAATTGATACTGAAAAACCTAAAGAAGGTATAAAAGATGTAAGATATATTGACCCACGTAAAATTACAAAGGTCAAAGAAATAAAGAAAGAAAAGAACACACATGGTGTTTCTTTCGTTAAAAGTGTAGACGAATTTTTTATATTTAATGAAAAGGGGTTAGCCACCAGGCCCGGACAGTATAAAGCATCTGATTCAGACAACGGTTTGAAAGTTACTAAAGATGCTATAGTTTATTGTCCAAGTGGATTAATAGACATGGATAAGAATATTCCCGTGTCTTACTTACATAAAGCCATACGCCCAGCTAACCAACTTAGAATGATGGAGAACGCAGCGGTCATTTACCGCATAACACGCGCTCCGGAACGTAGAATTTTTTATCTTGATGTTGGCAACTTACCTAGTGGTAGAGCCGAACAATACTTAAAAGATGTCATGGATAGATATCGTAACAAGTTGGTGTATGATGCTAACACAGGAGAAATCAGGGACGATAAAAAGTTTATGTCCATGTTGGAGGACTTTTGGCTTCCGCGCAGAGAAGGTAGTCAGGGTACACAAATTGACACACTGCCAGCAGGACAGAACTTAGGACAAATAGAAGATATAGTATACTTTCAAAAGAAACTATATCAGGCTTTGAATGTTCCTGTATCGAGATTAGAACAGCAAGCGGGTCTAAACTTTGGCCGAGCAGCTGAGATTAACAGAGACGAATTAAAGTTTACTAAATTTGTTTCTAAATTAAGAAGAAAGTTCTCTGCTATATTTGATGATCTTCTT